GAATTTCTTCAAAAACTTAGCAGAACAAGACTAATCTTACCTGTTCAAAATTGAACATTTCTAACGGTATTCTAATCAAGGAATACCGTTAGAAATCAATCACTTATAAGAATCCCAATAAAATCAATAAGTTACAAAAACACATTTAAATGAGTTATAGCGGTAGCTCCTATGAAATGTGATGTTTATTTCAAGTGGACGAATAAACCTTCCCATAAGCCGTTTTTGTTCGTTCTGAAAGGTATTCCAGAGGCTATTTTAGGATGGAGCGAAGTTTCTATCTATGAATCTCATAAATGAAGTGTCTGAACTTCTGGCATCCGGCATCTTTTGATGAATTGTATTGTTGTTGACATTATTATTGTTCACATTTGTTATTGGTGATACTACAGAAGTGGAAGGTATACCCAACCCCAAGCCAAATGCATTTCTATTCTCCCCGGCAGCATTCAAATCCATTCCTGTAGTTGGTGCCATAGGAACCATAGGTGAAACCGTTTCGGGAACACCACCTTCAGCTTCTTGCAAAATTGGAGCGACCCTGTCTTCAGAAAGTGCTTGTTGAACAGGGGCCAATTGATCTTTGAGAAAATTTTGTGCTGAAGTAATGATTTCAGGCAATCTCTTATCTTTATCAGGATCACTAATAGGGTCAATACCATATATTTCTTTATAGGCCTCATTAGCCAAAGTTGCTGCCATAGTTGCTGGAATTGCGGCTAACCCACCAACACCAGTTAGACTAGCAACACCAGCACCAGCATCTATCAATGCCTGTGTCTTATCTCCTTCTAATAAACTTTTAAGAGCAAATCCTCCCCCAGCTATAGCACCAATAAATGGTAGAGATTTAAGTGTAGCCTTGCCAACTCCCCCCAATACCTTTGGTCCTATCTTTTTGACAACTTCATCTACAGATTGTTTAGGTAATTTTTCTGCAACACCACCAACAGATTTTAAATCTGGTTTTGGAATTGGTGTTACCGGTGGGGTCACTGGTTTACTGATGATTGATTCGGCAACCTTTGATGCCGCACCTGCCCCAACTAATCCAGACACTAATCCCTTTGCAGAACCTTTTACTTTATCAAGAACTCCTGTGGCTTTACTAAGAAGCTTCCCCCCTATTCCAATACCCAATGCTCCAGATAGAATAGCTCCCAATCTAGACTTTAGCCCAGTTATCGCAGCAGATAACAGCCCACCAATCATCCCACCAACCTTCATTAGATTTGATCCGAGCATTCCAATGAAAGATGTCGCCCCTTTCGTTAAAACACCAAACAACTCTCTCAACCACGATTTACTAGATTCAGCAGGTTTTTCTAAACTGTTTTTCATTGGTGCAAGTTTTCTTTTTGCCAAATCATCTTCAAATTTTTGTTCAGCCATCATATCTCTGGAACGATCTTGCTCTTTCTCAGTTAATGATGACAATTTATTAATACCTTCCCATATGTTTTCCAAGAATTTTGTTTGATCTTTTTCATTTTGAATAAATTCTTTAGAAACAAATTTACCTGATTCTAGATCTCTGAATTTTCCATCTTCTGATTGTATTCTCTTTGTTGCTCCCATTTTTGTTGCTATGTCTGTTACTCTTTTGGCTATTATTGCTGTGGTTTTTGCAATGATCTCTAAAGATCTAGATGATTTCTCATCTGTTATTTGAGTTGGAGTAACTGATTGTTGTGCGATGGTCGTTGGATTTAATAGTTCGGGGGAAGAAAGTGATAATCCACTTATATTCTGTTGAAGTCTTGCAGACTTTCTTATTGATTGCTCTGATCTTCCCATTAACCGACCAGCCAAAGCGGTGGCTAGTTTTGATCCTGTTGCTCTGTTGATGATGTTTAGGGGGTCGAATTTGTCTTTGAATTTTTCAACTGCCTTATCTTTTTTGAAAGTCAATGCTTCCTTTGCAGCAGTGAATAATCCTCCTCCTGATGCAAGAACATCGGCAGCAATATCTGATGCTTTAGATTCTCTCTTTCTTGATTCAGATATTTGTTCCTTAATACTCTTAAGAGCACCTAATATTTGCTTCTCAGTCTGTTTTTCTAATTTTATTGGAGGGGGTGATTGAATAGCCATTATTTCTTCCTCATTGCATTAATTTCTCGGATTCTTGCATTCTCTTTCTCTACTCTCTGTTGAACTAAGGTGATATAGACCATTCTCTCCCAAGGCAACATATCCTCAAGTTCTGTTATTGAAAACTTATGATCCTGAACTAATGCAAAGGTCGTCACGTAATAGTTCTGGAGTGTATCATGATGTAGAGTTATGCGAAAAAACTGTCAAGTCCAGAAACCATTATATCTTCTTTTGTACCACATTTAGGACAATTAAAATGAATTGTTGATTCTATCTTAGGCATCGTATCGAAGAATTTATCCATTTTTGAAACTTGTTCGTGTGATAGAAAATCAATAAACTCTATCAATTCGGTGCGCGGCACATCTTTAGCCATAGTTACTGATGACGCATCATTAATAGATTCAATACAATCTAATAGAAACGAAAATGCTTCCTCAGAAGGCAAATCCTTCCTCACTATTCTCTGAAATGATGTGAATGTTGGGTACTTCAAAGTTACTCCAACTCCAGCTGATGTCAAATCTATGTATTTATTATGCCCCTCTCCAAATGTTGGTTGAATAGACAAAAGATCAATCTGGTATTCCGATACCATACCACAAGTCTGTATTGCACCTGTTTCTACATTTGCAATTTGCCCATTACACTTATATTTCAATTTTACTTGCTCACCTATGCTTCTGGCACGTATGTTCAGAAACAAAAATTCAATATCGAATAAGGGTAATTTTTCAATCTTAACGTTGGACACCCCCTCAACACAATTCTTAAGAACTTGTAAAGTCGTCTCAAAAATAGTTTTGGTGTCGTTAGATTGCATTGCAATGAGAAGTAATTTCTCTTCTTTTACAAGAAACGGTCTAAATGACAATTTTTGTCCTGATGGACAAGTTATCTCATATATTGGAACATTTAATTTAGGTAAAGCCATAATTATCACCTCATAATAAATTATTTACGTGCTGATCCTTGTGTTCTCTTACTTGTTGGGGCCGAAGGTTTAATTTGTTTTGGTTGTGTTGTTGGTGTTGATATTATATAATATTCATATGCCAATGTAACAGAAACTCTATGAAAACCATCTTCTGTCCAACTAACTGGCATTTGATTTATTGCACTAGGAAATGCCGAATATAAAGTCCACGCTGCTATCGGTGCCAGAGATGAGTCACCTGGATTTTTTACAGATAAATCATACTGTGTTATGTTTATTCTTGTTCTATATGAATCTGGATATTGTAATCTGTTGTCGGTCGATCTAAAAATAATATCCATCCACAATTCAAAGAATTGACGAATATATAGATCAGATGTTTCAATGAAATTGAGTGTGATATCTTGGTATATTGATTGGTATGGGGTTTTGTAGACTGGCCCATAGATCTTGTTTTCCTGTGTGACCAATTGTCTTCCAGGCAATTCTGTTGATTCGCATCGAAACGACAATAATCTTGATGCTTCTATTGCTCCTTCAACATTCACGGCTGCTGGAACAAAAGGAATAGAGACTTCAAAATGAGATGTCTTTGATACTCCAGATTTTCTAATACTAGAAAGAAATTCGTGATTTAGACCAGCCATTAATATTTCCTCTTAGAATCTTCCCATATCTCTTGGGATGAAATTATATCATCACTTTTAAATTGTTGAAGAGGCAACGCCGCAGCAATATCCCATTCATTTACCGGAATTTCAATAATTCTAGATGTTATATGTTTTCCTAGATATTGTTTGATGCAAGGTTTAGATCTAAACGCATTGTGCATTGAACTTAATATAGGATAAGAAATTCTTAATCTTGTTTGTTCATCAGTTGAATTGTTTGATAACAATGTTCCTAATTGTTTCAATAAAATTAATCGATCTCTTGGTGTGATATAATGCAAATTTAAACCAAGAAATCCCTCAGAATATCTTTGAAGTGGAATAACCAATGGAAATTTGTCCCAGTAAGGCAACACATCTTTTGTTTTGGGGTTGTAGAAGAAAAAATACATTCTTCCAACAATGGCTCTAGACTTTTGCAATTCACGTTGCCGTA